AGATGCTATTGCAGACCTTAAAGCAGACAAAGTAGAAGCGTCTGCTGAAGAAGAATTATCTGCTGAAGACACTAGAGAGCCTATTGAAGATGATAAAACAGAAATGTCAAACGAAGTTATAGGTGAACTTATGACTCAAATAGAAGAATTAAAAAGTAAAATAGTAGAACTAAGCGGTGAGCCTGCAAGTGAAGGTATTGAATACAATCCTGAAGGCAGAAGTTTTAACTCTACTGTTGATTTAAAGAAACTGTCTACACACGAAAGGGCAGCATATTACATTAACAATAAATAATTTTAAAAATGGCAAAAGAAAATTTAAGTAAAAAAAGAAACTTTGATATAGAAGTTATAGCTGATACTTACGCTGGTAAGTTAGCTTTGCCTTATGTAGCTGCGGCAGTTAAAAGTCCTGATACGGTTGCAAAAGGATTTGTAAGACAAATAGACGGTTTAAATAAAAAAGCGGTAATAGGAAATGTAGGTTCACCTACACCTGTAGTTGCAGATGCTTGTGGGTTCTCTGATCAATCTAACACCACTTTTGATGAGCAAGTATTAACTTTGACTCAATATAAAGTAAATGAAGAAGTATGTAGAGGAACAGTATTCCCGACTTGGATTGGGGAAACAATGGCTAGAAATGGTGATTTGCCTACTAGCTTTTCTGATTTCTTAATGGCTACAGTTGCAGCAAATGCAGGTCAGCAAATTGAAAACGGTATTTGGAGAGGTATTTTAGACGGCTCTAACAATTCTGTTGGATTCTTGTCAAATGACGGTGTATTTAATGCAGACGGTTGGGCTGCTAGTGCAACAGCTAATTTTCACGGACAAGCAATTACTGCTATGACAAATTCAAATACAGTTGCTCAATTAGGTTTAGTATATGACAAGGCGGTTGCATCAGTACCAGGTATATTATCTAAGCCTGATGTTTGTTTTTATGTTTCATTAAAAACATACGGACTATATATGCAAGAACTTGCTGCAAGTGGAAACGGACAAGGAATTAACTCTTTAGGTTCTAATCAAGCTCTACAAGGAATGACTTATTTAGGTATTCCTATTCACGTTTGTCCAGGAACTTTTGATGATTCTATTGTTTTAACATATAAGTCAAATATGGTTTATGGAACTAATTTAGCTACTGATTGGACTGAGGCTCAAATTATTCCTACTTATCAATACATGGGTAATGATTCAGTAAGAATTATAATGAACTTTGCAGTTGGTGTACAAACAGGAGTTAAAACTGACGGTGTAGTTGGACACACACACTAAATAACACTTTAAATGGGGAGTTGTAATATACTCCCCTTTTATTTAACTTTTTAAATAATAATAATATGGCTTGTGATTTAACACTCGGAAGAAAAGTAGACTGTAAAGATAGTATCGGTGGTCTTAAAATGATATATATACTACCTAGTTATTGTAGTAATATAGAATCATCTGCAACAATAGTTAATTCAGAAATGACTAATGCAGGATTTGCTGATTGGGACACCTATGGTGACCCTACAAGTTCTAAACAAACTTTATTGCAATATGATTTAAGACCTGATGTTAGCTCTATGACTGTAAACTTTACTAGTGACCCTGCAACAGGCACAACATTTTTCAATCAAACTTTGTCAATAACTTTACAAAAGATTGACCACGACACTACTAATCAGCTTAAATTAGCTGCATATAATAGAAGCCAAATATTTGTTCGTGATTATATGGACAATATATTTCTATTAGGAATGAATGGTGGTGTAAATGTAACAGGGGGTACTATGGTAACAGGTGCAGCAAAAGGTGAATTGTCAGGATATACTCTAGAATTTAGTGCAGACGAAAAACTGCCACCAATTCAAATAGAGCCTACTGACGGTCCTACTGAAGCAAATTATCCTTGGGAGAATTTAGATGATTATGCACAAATAGCTTTTGTAACAGGAGCATAGTCGTTACTCTACTTAAAAAAGAAAAGGGGTTTTTTGCCCCTTTTTTTGTACACTAAAAAACAATATCTTAACTTTTATATTTATAATAAACTACTATGGCTTGGAAATTAAAAAAAGAATGGGAAGGCAAAAGCCTTGACACTTTAAAAACCCCATTAAGTGACTTAACACAAAAGCAAATTAAATCGCTTAATGAAAGTATTAGAAATCATTTATTTGTAGAAGAAACTAAAAAGAAGAAAGATGATTAGTAATAAAACACTAACTCAAGAGGATATAGATAAAATTATAAAAGAAGGGGAAGAACAGATTGCAAATGAACCTGTTTATGAAAAAAACACTGAAGAAAATGAAGAATGGTTATATTTGGGGTATAATAGATTAACAAAAACTATAGAACAAATTAAAGTGTTAAAGAATGTTTAACGGTTTTATAAATAGATCACCATTAGGAAGCACCAATTGGAATTTAAATATGGGTGGGCGTATAAATATTAGTGATAAATTAAAGCTAACGCCTGTCATTAATACGACCTCATTTGGTCAATACACTTATTACTCTATGGCGTTCCCCTACATTTTGTTTAAACTAGAAAGCCAATTAACTAAAAAAGTAAAGATATTTAATCGCGAAGGGTTTGCTTACGCCTGTGGGGTGAACACTAATGATTTTAAAAGGTATGTTGTATTAACTTGGAATTATAATACTCCAGAGGCTGATGTTGTTGAAGATTTAACCCAAGGAAAGGTGATTGTGGGGAACGATGAATTTCCTCTAGGTTTTTATAATTTAACTATATATGAAATGGTAACAAATGATGATTTAAACCCTGATAATGCAGTATCTACATTGTATAATGGTTTATTAAATATGCACCCAAATACAAATCCTGGAATTTATTCTAATTTTCAGGAAGTGCAGTACAATGATTACACAAATAATGACGCTGATACAGAAAGCGTATATATAACTTATTAAATGATACAACTAACATTAAATACTGAAAATGAAAGTTTGACTACAAATAATACAATATACCTTAATTTGTATAATGAAATAGAAATACGTTTTGGTGAAGGAGATTTTTATAATTGTTTACAAAAATTAGAAAGTCAGCAAACAGGTAAATCAATATATTATTCATCAAATATGATAAAAACAAATTTATCAAGATATGTAGGACTTTATTGTTTGCCAAGTGTAAATGGTACTGATCTTCCTACTGTGGGACTTATAAAGCTAAATCCTACTGATTTTCCTATTGGACTTTATAATTATACAGTTTATGAAAATACAAGTAGTAGTAATTTAGACCCCACAGATTTAAAAGTTATTTATAATGGATTAGCAAATATAATATCTGTAAATAATAGTGGTGTTGAAACACCTGTTCCAGAATATACCGAATATACAACTAATGACGCAGAGATTAATAGCGTTTATTTAACAAATTAAATATGAAATTAGATTTAATAAAATTATCACATTACAATATACCGCATTTAGTCGAGGATTCAAGAAATGATTGGATTTCTTTTGGTGAGGATAATTTATATCCTAACTACTTATTAGATTTATTCTTAGGTAGTGCTATTAATGGTGCTTTGATTAAGTCTATAGGTGCTATGATATATGGTGAAGGATTGGCTGCCACAAATGCAGATGAAAGCACAGAAACAAAAGAATCATATTTACGATTAACAGAACTATTGCATAATTCAGATGATGATGTGCTAAAAGACCTAGCTATGGACTTAAAGCTATTCGGTGGCTGTTATGTTAATGTTATATGGTCAAGGGATAGGTCAAAGATTGCTAAGATGAAACACGTACCTGCTCAGTATATACGTTCAGGTAAAATGATTGACGGTGAAATAGATACATATTATTATAGCGCTGATTGGTCAAAACATAAAAAAGCTCAATATAAACCTCGTGCTTACGCAGCTTTCAATACTGAAGATAGAACACAAGCTAGTCAAATCTTAATGATTAGAGATAAAAACCCAGCTTTATTTTATGGCTTTGCTCCTGATTATGTAGCTGCTACAGATTGGATTCAAATGGAATTAGAAATAGCTCAATTTCACTTATCTAATATAACTAGCGGTATGACTCCTAGTATGCACGTTGGATTTTCTAATGGAGTACCTACAGATGAGGAACGCAGAACTATAGAACGCCAATTAAACGCTAAATTTGCGGGTAGTGGCAACGCAGGAAAGATTCTTATTACTTTCAATGACGGAAAAGAAACAGCACCTATTATAGAACCTATCCAAATGAATGACGCACAGTCAGCTTGGGAAGGTATGTCAAAACAGGCTGTAAACCAAATATTGGCGGGGCATAGAGTTACGTCACCTATATTGTTTGGGATTAGAGCAGAAGGTGGTGGTTTAGGAAATAATGCAGACGAATTACGTGATGCCTTTAGTTTATTTACAAATACAGTGGTTATTCCATTCCAAAACACGCTTTTAAAGGGTTTAGAAAAGATATTTAGAGTTAATGATATAAACCTTGATTTATACTTTAAGTCGCTTAAACCTGCTGATTTCATTGATTTAGAAGTTACTAAGACACAAAGCGAAGAAGAACAAGAAAAAGAAGGTGTTACAAAAGAGGACATAAACACTGAGGATTTAGTTGAAATGTCTGATGATGAAATGAATAATATGCTTGAGCATTTAGGGGGTGAGCAAATAGATTTAGATAAATGGGAAGTTGTAGATGAACAAGACGAGGGGTTAATAGAAGATTATGGCGAGTGGGCGGATAGCCTAATAAAGCATTTAGATAAAAAAGAATTTGCTGATGAAATAACAGCAAAGCCTGACGGTTTT